CCTATATTAAAGGCTCTTTAGTGATTGCCTATTATCCACAGAAGCCGAGACATCGGAATGACAGGGGTAGCCTAGAATATATCAACACTACTTCGATTGATTACGATATATATACCGCCATCCCGTGCTCAATCGCATTAGTAAACTAATCACTCATCGCACAACCTGGATTTAGGACGACCCCTTTTTTTAGAGTGCTTGGAGACTGTTTTCACATGACCAGTGCACTACCAGGAAAAACATATAGTGGCATATAACAATATCAATTACAACAAGGACTTATAAACGTGGAAAAAAAATACAGTGATTATCAAATTATGGCCATTGAACAGGCCGTAGATGAGCTTGGAAGCAAACAAGCAGTCGCAGATATTATTGATTGCTCAGGGTCATTCATAACACTTGTTATGCAGCGTAAGCGCGTACTATCTCCAATGATGTGCGTGAAACTAGCCCAAGTATTTAGATTTATTGATATACATAAAATGTCTGATGTTTACAGCCCTAATGTTATGGCTTGGATCTTATATAAAGATCGAGATTTTAAAAAGTCTAAGCAAGCCTAGTAAATTTATTTGTTATAAACCCTTGACATGTGTTAAGGGTATTGTTACATTTGTTGTGTAGGTACGCGTTGTACACTACGTAACAAGGAGAACTATAATGAATAATGTACTTAAGTTTAAAACTATGATGAGTAATTCAGATAGGTTTTTTAAAGAACTTGAAGATAAAACACATGGTGTTGGTGATTGGGACAACATGTATGCTGATGATAGAACAGAGCTACTAGCTTTATACCATGATGTAGAGCCTTATCTATATCGTAAAGCTCTAAACAAATATGCCTACCTTGATGAACTTATCAGTGAATTACTAGAGTTTTCACATGCTGTACATCATATGAGCTTAGCAAAAATGGATGACCTAGATGCTGCTATCATTGAGCGTATTCAACATAGCATCATGTCTGCTTTTAACAGGTCTGTTGGTGATGTTATTAATGACAAAATAAGCTATGTCTTAGGTTATGAAGATAGGATTAAACTATCCAATAAACATGCTAATGATCTTATTAATGACTTAGGAGAAGCATTATGAGCTATAGATCATTACATTTGTTGGCCAAACTACAACAAGCATTTAACGATGATGATGTAGCAGAAGCACACAGAATTACAAAAGAATTAATAATGGATTTACAATGGACAGGAGTTGATTATGTTTAATTACGATACTTATAAAACCACATCACCAGACTTTGACATTGATGTTAGATTATCACCACTACGCAATGACAAACTATATATGTCTTGCTTACGACTTGATGCTACAGATCAATTAAAAAAAGAAGCTTCTGATCACGGCTTAACTATTAACGAAGTATTAGAAGAAAAAGAATATTCAATTGATGAATATATTGAATACTATATTGCTGTTCACTTCGAAAAATTGGAAGAACAGCTATGATTACTTCAATTCAAAATGACAAAATAACTGTACCATGTGAGCCAGTATTTTGCATAACATGCAGTCATTATATTGGTGATGTGGTAGAAATACCAACTGACATACAATGCCCATACTGCAAACATAAAACACATTGTGACTACGAATACAGGAGATAACCAAATGACTAAAAATGCAAAGATGACCACTGTAGAAGCTAGAAAAAATTTCTCAGAACTTGTTAATCATGCAGCTTATGGAAACAAACGAATGATTTTAACTAGACGTGGCAAGCCATTATGCGTGGTTATTTCACTTAAAGACTTTAGAAAGTTAGAATCTAATAATAAAGGAGAAAAATAATGGAATTTAAAATAACAAAAGAAATTATCTCAGGTGACTTATATTTATATACTTTGCTTTGGTATATGGAAACTAACTACTGGCAAATAATAGAATGCAGGGTATCTAATAATAAAGTTGAAGCAATTGATTATTTAATGGCTAAAGCTAAAGAAAAAAGCGGTAGTAACATTGTTGAGAGGTTTACATTATGAAGTTTAGAATAATAAGATCATTACATAATCATACTTATAAATATAAATTATACCGTCATGACTATGACCCAAACGAAGATAAACCTATATGTGTTGTTATAACATCTATAGAAGGTGAAAAACATGCTATTAATAATTTAAAATCAAAAGCACAAGATTACGTATCTGACCATATAGTAGCGGAGTTTGAATTATGAAATTTAAAATCACAAAAAAGCATTTGCGAAATGGGTTTTATATATTTTATTTATATGAACATGGAAGTAATGAATATATTGATTCACATACTGCACCCTATGATTCATGTGCTTTACAAGAAAAAGCTATTCAAAATCTAAAAGACACAGCCAAAGAGTATAAAGACAAAGGAATATTGATAGAGGAGTTCGAGTTATGATTACATTAATAGCAATACTAGATGTCATTATGCTAGCCACAATTGGCGGCTTGATTTTTTGGTGGGAATTTATTATTAAAAAAGGGGTAATGTAATGAGAACTATAGAACAACTAATAGAACAATACGAAAATGATATAGACTTTAAAAACTTTATGAAGAATCATAAAAAAGATTTAGCAGTGTATATATTGCTAAGTCATTTAGATGATAATTTAAAAATGATCAATAACAAACTAGAAGATTTAAATAGTCTGCTAGATGGTTCGAACTAACAGACTACAGGAGGTCTAATATGAATAATGAAACTCAAAAAGATGATAATAGTATAGCAGATGGTAATAATATATCAATTCCTAATCTTGGTGATGTGATAAAACAAACCGATGTTAGCCAGAAAGGAGGGGGAAGTTATAAAGCTGAGTACGTAAACTGGTGTAGAACATCGCATTTATTACATGAGCATGCACCAGGTTGGCAATTCCATATAGCTAAAAATTTCAATGGCAGCCATGTGTTTAATGCACCAGATGGAACAGCTTATGTTGTTGGCTACTTTAAAGATGTCAACGGAAATACTACTCCAGAGTTTCCGCAAGCTATTATGGATAACAGAAATAATGCTATACAGCATGATAAGGTAAGCGCTAGAGACTTAACAGACAGTCACCGACGCTGCTTATGTACTGCTGCTGCTGCTCAGTTTGGTTTAGCTTGGCAGTTATGGGCTAAAGAAGAGCTAGAGAACCCTCATAGAGAGGAAGCTAAAGTTAATCCATACCATAAACGCATAGAACCATCAGCAATAAAACCTAGTATTGATTATACAAAGCTTAAAGAAACTTTATCCAAGTATAAAGAGTCTATAGAAAGCTGCGAATCATATGAAGAGTTACAGATAATAGCTCAATCTATTAATAATGAGGGTGAAGCAGTAAGAAAGAATTTACGTAGCCTGTATTTAGAAAAGAAAAACAAGCTCAAGCCAAGAGCTGAGGTTGAGGGGGATGAGAAATGTACGGATTAACTTATGATGATATAGATGCGTGCGAAGAACATAACACACAATTTGTTTATGGTGAAGTATGTCATAAATGCATTCAAGATGAATAACCATGGGAAAAAGAAAAAGTCATAAAGTATTTTGTTGCATATGTAATAAGAATGTTTATGCACTGAAAGTAAAAGGTGATGTTATATACCCGCATCGAAGTGATCTTTACGAAAAGGTATTTTATCAATGCCAAAAATGTAAAGGTTATGTGGGTTCTCATGGACATGGACATAATACACCACTGGGAGTGATTGCTAGTAAAGAAATAAAGAATGCTAGGCAGCACATACATAAACTGATTGACCCGTTATGGAAATCTAAGCGAGTTAAGAGAGGACGTATATATAAACATTTAAGTAGATATATGGGCTTTGAATATCATACTGCACATTTAAAAACGATAGAAGAGTGCAGAAAAGTATATAAATTATCACTTAAGTTTATTGAAACTCTTGATCTCGAAGATAGGGTAAACAAAATGATTAATAAGTAGACTTATAGAGCAAGGTAAATAAATATGAATATATATAAACTAGAACCTATTTTTGGCGAAGAAAAAGAAATGTACTGGGGGTATGATTGTTATGATAGTTTCATTATAAGGGCGGAATCTGAGGAAGAAGCTAGATCAATTGCGCAAAATAATGGAGGCGATGAAATCTATAACTGTGTTTACAATGAAATATCAATATGGACAAATGAGAACATAACATCATGTGAAATTGTTAATGATGATGGGAAAAGTGGCATTATATGTTCTAGTTTTAATGCTGGATAAAAACATATAAAAATAAAAAGGATAAATAATGACTGATCTACAACGCACAGCACAATGGTTTAGTGACCGTATAGGCCACTTAACAGCTAGCCGCATGAGATCTGCTAGAAAGAAACTTAAGAATGGTAACGATAGCCAAGAACGATACAACCTTAAGATTGAGATATGCTCCGAAAGGATCAATGATCAAATAGTTGATAAGCTTGTTAATCAAGCAATGCAATGGGGAATTGAACAAGAACCATATGCAAAAGAATATTATAAATCCATTATGGGATCAGAAATAACAGATGTAGGCTTTGTAAAACATCCTACTATTGAATATCTTGGTGCTAGCCCGGACGGATTGGTGACTGATGGTTTAGTAGAGTTTAAGTGCCCTACTACACCTACACATATGAAATATATCATGGATGGCGTTGTACCTGAGATATATAAGCCTCAAATGGCTTTGCAATGTATCGTAACAGGACGTAAATGGTGTGACTTTGTAAGCTTTGACCCAAGAATTAAAAGTGACCGATGTATGTTTGTAAGGAGATATTTCCCAGATGATAAATATTGCAAGGAACTTATAGCCGATGCAATAGAATTTTTAAATGAAGTAGAAATTATGTTTGACGCTATTGTCAATGCAGAAATGATAGATTAAATAAGGAGAAAAAAATGAGATCAATAATGAATATAAAGCCGTGGGTATATAATGATGAAAATGGGACAATTATAAGGACTTATCGAGTTGAGGGTAAAAAGCATAAGTTTGAAACGTCAAAATCTACACCAGAGCTGCATGGAGGTAAAGAAATACCTATAGCCATTTACCATGATGAGGCTACAGCAAAAACAGGCCATTATGGCTTTATAGAGTTAATTACTAAAATTAATTCCGTAGCGGTTCGAAAAGAATTTAGCCCACAAAAAGAAGTTACAAGAAGTGATTTAATAACAAAGGTACCAAGATAATGACAAAACTAATGATCGGTTGTAATTATCACACTAGATGGCAAAGACACCCAGCTATGCGTTTTGTTTTATCTTCTGTTAATGGTGATATGGTTGAGTTAAAGACTCGTAATACTGGTGCGAAGTTTGAAACGCATGTTAAAAACTTAATATTCATCGATACACCTTATAATATTAGAAAATATAAACGTCTTTTAGAATTTGAGGTAAGTAATGACAAAACTAACGATTGATTTAGACAACTGTACGGATGATAAGCGCAAGGAGTTAAGATGAGTATAGAATATTGGAATGAAGTTATCCCTGAAATTCTACATGAGCTAGGAATTAACCTTGATGATAAAATTGTATATAAATTAGCTGATATGATTAATGATGCCGATGATATGCAAGGCGAATACAGTGGTGAGAATTATTATACAGTTGGTTTCCCTCAGGAACAACAAGATGATAAGGATAAAATTATACGTGATCTGGAAAGAGATCTGCTATGGGTCAGGAGTTGCCTTGAGGTTGTAAACATTAATATTAAAGAAGGTAATATAATATTAAAAGACCGCAGCAAAATGAGCTACATGCATTCCCATAAAAGAATGAATTATAAATTATGTTTTGAAAAAATTTATAAAAATGATGATCTACAAGATTTATCACGTGACATCATTGAAAGTTTTGACCCGGAATTTAATGCTGATGCAGTCATAGAAAAAAATGGATCTTACGAAGTTACAATAAAATGGATAGATGAAGGTTAACGATACAATGACAAAACTAACAATTGATTTAGACAACTACAGTGAAGCTGACCAAGAGCTTATACAATCTATATGGCGTAAGTTTAAGCCAGTGGACAAAAAGAGAGAAAGTCATGCTTGTGATGGTTTAACCTACAGTGAATGTGGTTATGATATGGGGGCATGGGTAAAAATGAAAGAAGACATTTTTGTAAAAAATTATCCTGAGTTTGAAAAAAGCGATATGGCTTTGATTTTAGGTATAGATAACCAAATAAAAGGCGTAGGCTTGAAAGAAGGAGCTATTGCAAAAAACGCAAGAACTGAAGATCCTATATGGAAGCCTGTGGATACAGAGTCTTATCATCTTTTACATTCAGATTCGACTCTTGATTATATGCCAAATGAATTTAGGAATGATAAGTATGACTTAGCAAATTTTGAGGTAGGCAACGTCTTCAAAACCAAAGAAGCAGCCCAACGCATGTTAGATCGCCGAAGGCGCATAGGCATCTTTGAAAATAAGATGATGGGGTTTTCAGATGGGTATGATGAGTCAATGAATAAATACAGGATAATTTATAACGGTAAGCAATGGACTTGGATATATGAAGATGAATGTACTATATGTCCTCTTGTTATCTACATAAACGAAGGAGTTATAGGAGAAGCAGTCGAATGGGCAAACAAACATTATCCGGAGGGGGTATAAATGAAAACAATTGAAGAATATGAACAAGAGATACTAGAGCTAAAATGCCAGTTGCATCATAAATATTTAAAAAACAATGATTATTTCGATGCAACTTGTAAATTTAAAATGTTTCCAATAGTTGATCCAAGCTCACCAACAATATTTAAGGATGTAACAAAAATATTAAAAACATGTGATTTGATTGTATTGAAAGTAAACAGTGATCAAAAATACTATAGTTTTATATTTACGGAGGATAGTAGAAAATATAATTTTGAGAAAATAAAGTTTTTCAAAGATGGACATGTCCTTGTTAAATACATAAATAAAAAGCTCATACCAGGATTGATTGGTAGGCATTATATGGAGTTTTTATAATGAGTAATCATATTTATACAAAAAGCAAAATGGAAGCGCAAAGCGACTTAGTAATGATAAAGGTAATATAATATGAAAGAAAGATATAAAGAGTACATGGAAGATGCTATAAGTCATGGGAATCTAATACATAACGAATATAATACTGAACTAATAAATAAGTTTGCTAAAAAATTGTGTATTAAATGTAATGAACTATCAAAATTGAAATTCTCAGTTAAAAGTTATTTTTGTCCTATGAGGATGCGTTATGTAATTGCTCTATATACGTATATTAAGGATAATGAATATGTAATGCCAATTTATATTGGTGAAAGAGATGAAACTGATGAAGAATATCACATCACTCCAGAAACAATAAATAAAATAACAAAAGAAGTAATGGAAGTAAAACATTCTAATGGCGATAGGGTATTTAGCTATGAAAAATTCTGAAAACTGGATCAGTATAAAAGATTCTATGCCGCAATTATTCCAGTCTGTTATTGTTCGTAACATTCATGGATTCACAACTATTGCACACTATGGTTATAAAGACTCATGGGAGACGATAAAAGGTTGGGTTGTATGTAGTCGCTGTAAAGATGATGGAGTTGACCTTGATATTGATGTTGTAGAGTGGGCAAGATTACCAAAGGGTAATAAATGATATGCTATAAAAGTTACATTTTATCAAAATTTAATAGTCATGTTTACAATATGATGCCTGATATCATAAAACATTTTGATAATTTTGTTATGAAATATGGTGAAAAGCCACAATATTTAATTTTAGGAGAAATATATTATGAAAATCTAGTTGGTATAAATGAAATATATAATATGAAAATAATAAAATCTGTTGCTTATGATAAGTTTGACGTTGCATAAAAAAAGGAAAAAAAAATGGAAGATAGACTACTAAATGATGATGATATAGGTAAAACATTCAAGTTTACTATTAATTTTGAAAAAAATGAAATATCAAAATCATCACAAAACCCTATGATTGTTTTAGGATTAGGATTAAAAACAATGGGTGATACATCCATAAAAAAAATGGTATATGTTTATTTAGCATCACATGTACAATGGCGAATAAATGATTTTCTTAAAAAAATAAACAAAGGTCATTTACATATTGAATTTTATGATCATCAATGGAATGGTTGGCAAGAAGGAACACTAAAGGGTTCTGAAGGATTTTGCACCATAAAAAAGGATGAGTATGGATTTAAAGTTGATGATATACTAACTGCACCACCTGAAAATATTCTTGAAAAAACTAATATAGTTGAAACAAAAATATTAGAAATTGATGATGATGAAATACCATTTTAAATAATAAAAGGATTTATTATGCAAATGCCTGATAAAAGTAGAAATAAATTTATTATTGATTTAGCTATTGTACATATTAATAAGCTTAGTAAAGATTCACTTTTAAAGTGCATCTTTATTATTAATCAAGATTTAAACGATCATTCATATGAAATTTTTTCTAAATTTGTAATTAAATATATAAGAAGTTACAAAAAACATTATATGTATAAAAAATATATTATGAAAGAGCTTAGGAATAAAAATACAAAAGATATAAGAACATTATGTTCAATTATGAATAGTTGTTCTGATTCAGAATCTATTAATGAATTAATAGAACAATGGATTTAAATATATTCATCTTCTTCTTGATCATTATTATATACTTTATAAGCTATGCCTGAAGCATGTATTAATTCTTGAGCATATGCTAATGCAATGAGCATTAAAGAATCTACGCCATGGGACGACCAATCTTTTAATGGCCCAACTTCTTGACCACTTTTTAATATTTTTGGTTGATATTGTTTTATACAATCTATTAAAAATTCACAATTTGTTTTATGTATTCTATAATTTGAAAATTGTGTGCGTGTTAGGTTTATTTTATCCATTATTGATGGCGGAACATTTGTTGTTAAAACATTATCTGTTCCAAGTTTTCTTTTAACTTGTGCTAGTCTAGTAGCACCATTCTCTCTGTCTAATGTTCCATTTTTACCGTCATGTGGCAAAATATGATAAGCATATCTTATATTATGATCATCTCTAAATTTATCTATAAAAGCTGCATGTTCTTCTAGTCCCACCCTATCTTGCTGATAATAACCAATTAAATTAATATAACCACTGTCTTCTATTTGTACAAATGTTATGCTTGTTGAATCAGAGCCTTTTGCATTTCCTGTAGCTATATCCCAAAATGTATAGACAGGTATTCCAGTTGATATTGGTATATCAGTTACTCGTCCTTCTCTTTCAGCTTTCTGTAAATGTGGCGCAAAATATGCACCTTTAAAAGATGTGTCCCAATCATTCCAATATTCTGTACGTATTTCTTCGTTGCTCATTTCTAGTTTATCTTCTAATATTTGTTGATCAGATATAATATTGTATTTCCTTGTATCAGTAACACTTAATATGCTAACAAACCAATCTGGGCTTTCAATGGCAGCATTTCTTAACCTCCAAGCATGACCATGACCATTAGGTGTTGTATTTACTAACCAGTAACCATTTGTTTCATTAATCATTGCTCTAAAAACTTTCATTGCTAAAGGATTTTGAAACGCTAACTCTGAACCAAAAATACCATTTGATGAGCCACCACGATACTTATCATAATCATCTGTGCCAACTAAATTGAGTATCGATCCATTTTTTAATTCAATATAGTTATCTGCTTTATTAAAGCTTTTTATAAATTCTTTTGGGAAAAAATCTGTATAATGTATACCATCTTTTGTTATACCTTGAAATATAGCTCTCCTTGCTTGTCCAAGTTTAGGAAACATATAATGATAATTTCCTTTCCACATCATCATAATACATATACATATATTTAGAAAAGCTACCTCTTTCCCGCAACGTCTATGCCAATCTAAAAATGCTTTTTTATATAAAAGAACAAATATTGCATTATATGCTTCTTTTTGGTAATCCCTTAATTCTATCATCTGAGGAAGTTCTATTATTGGAATACCATCTATTACCATTTATTGTCCTAAATAATTTAAAAAAAATATTGATATCAGAATAATAGCATGTTATGTTTAATAAATATACGAAATCCACACCATGTGGGTAGATCGTCTTTAATGTAAAGATGGTAGCGTCAAAGGAATAGATTCTAATCTGTATACCTATAGATAGTTACTTTAACAGTTAAACTAATTTATAGGAATTATTATGGGTTTAGAAAATGTTGCATCAAAAGGTTATGCAAATGAATTTGACATTCAATATAAAGGTAGTGCCGATCTTGGTAATGGTATTGCTACAAAAATGTACCACGGGTTAACAGGCGATTCTTTTCAGGTACCAATTCTTGGTCACTCAACAATGAAAAAGCGTGGTGCTTATGGAACACCTCTACCCTTAGTAGTGCGTGATGTTACACCATCTATTTTAACATTTGATGATTATGGTATGCGCGAAGCAGTTGATACCTATGAACAAACATTATTAGATGCTGATGAATTTGGTGAACTACCATCTTTACTTGCACAATCAGCGCAACGTATGGTTACTCAAACAATTTTAAATGCTCTAAATGATGTTCCTGATGCTGATGCTGGTTTAGTCATCACTGATGGTACAGGTGATATGACTCTTGATAAAATTCAACAAGTAAAAGCAGCTTTTGATAAAAAAGGTGTTAATAAAAATGATCGTTTTATTGTTATGGGTGCAACTCAAGAGCAATCATTATTAAAAGAAGAAAAAGTAACATCTAGTTTGTATAACACACATAAAAACTTGGAAGATGGTAGCTTAAAACAAATTCTTGGAATGACAGTAGTTATTATTCCAGAAATGGATGAAGGCGGATTACCTAATGATGGTGTTACAGCTACACCAACAGTTACTTGTTTTGCATGGTCAAGATCATGTATTGCAACTGGATTTAAGCAAGGAAAAGATCCTTCAGTGCGTATTTGGTTTGATGACAATTCAGAATGTAATATGACCAGCGTAGGTATGAGTGTTGGTTCAAAAGTTTCATTACCATTAGGTATGGCTAAAATTAAATGCACACAAGCTAACCCATTATAAGGAATAAATTATGTCTGATTTAATCAACTTTACTAGAGCCTCAACAGGTCAAACTGATGGTGGCCCACCAACCATATATACTCATGATACATCTGATGCTATAGCTACTGTTATTGCATCTGGTTATTATAACTCTAAAGATGTCTTACACCTTAATGATTTAATTTTCATTTCTGCATCTGATGATAGTAATTTATATCGTGTTACTGGTACTAACCCTACAACAATTGCTGCCTATTACACTTCAGGCACACCTGCTGCTGATTCTATTGCACTTACTATGCTAGACGCAGCATTAAAAGCAAAAGTTAATGCAGTTGTTGGTGCTGGAATTTATGATTATACAGGTACATCTACAACTTTTACTGTTACAGTAACAGGTGCTTTAGTAACTGATAGTGTAATTGTTAGTGCAAATGTTAATGGAGCTGGTGGATCACCTATTGTATTTGATTCTATGGCTGTTACTGCTGCTGATACTGTTACTGTTGTATTAGCCCAGGCTCCAGGTGCAGGAAGCAAATTTAATTATACTGTGACTCGTTCACCTGTATAAGAAACTTGGTTATATATGTAACCAATCAAAAGGGGTGTTTAACACCCCTCTTTCAAGGGTTCATTTATGGCTACTGAATTAAGTATTATTAACCTATCAAGAAGTTTATTAGGTGAAGAAACTGTACTAACATTAGATTTAACTAATCCTGATTTACAAGCAACATCTGATTTATATGAAACAATAAAAAAAAACTTGCTTGAACAATATGATTGGAACTTTGCAAAATCATGGGCAATACTTGTTAAATCAGAAGAAACACCAGCTGATCCAAATTATATGTATTCTTATAATGTTCCTGGTGATCTTTTAAAAATTATTGATACATACCCATCAAGATCAGATTATGCCATTGTTAGAGATAAAATATATAGCAATATTGATAAAGACTTTAGAATACGATACATAGCTAATGTTAATGTAGAATATTTTACAACATATTTTGAAATGGTTTTAGTACATGAATTAGCATTATATAGCTGTAATCTTATTACTGGAAAATCAGAAAAAATACCAATTCTTAAGCAATGGTCAGATCAAGTAACTAATGATGCTATGCACTTTGATTCTGTATCTACTAAATCTGAAAAAATAGTAGCAAATGAATTATCTATTGCAAGATTAAATGGTGGTTATTAATGGCTATTATATCTATACGCAATATGACACATGGTGAATGTTCACCACAATTTAGATCACAAACTGATTTAGAATTTTATAATAAATCATGCCAAACACTTCAAAACTGCTTAATTGGTACAAGTGGATCATGGGGTAGTCGGTTTGGAACATATAAAAAAGCTACAATACCTGGTGATGATGAAATATTAAATGCATTTTCTTGGCATTATAGTAGTGGAGATAATATATATAATTTTATAATCATTGTTGGTTTACAAACCATATTAATATTTAATCAATCAACATGGGCTATTACTACAATAACTGGCGTAAATTTCTCTGGTACAATAAGAGGAATAGCAGTCCATGATAGATTTATTATATTCGGAAATTTTCCAACTTATATGCTTAAGCTTGATTCAAGCGGCACACCTGTTCAAGATACATTTGCATATGTTAATCCACCGACTTATCAATTTGATAATAAATATAAATATGAAACTGTTTTTACATTATCTACAGTTGAAGTAACTGATCCTGATGGAGGAAATTTTGCACACCTTGAAATAACTACTATGGGAACATTTGGTGGATTTACACCAAACTTTGTTGGTGGTACATTTAGATCGTTAGGTTTAGCAACAGATACAACTGATACCGACGGATCAGCCGTTATTATGAACTATGAATCTAGTACCCAAGTTGGTGTTAGGATAGATAGCGCATTTAGAAAAGTAGCAGGATGGACTTCTGGCCCTGAAGGAATATTTAAAGGTGCTGTATGTGTTTTAACAGAGCAGTTATACAGTGAAACTAAAGATAATTGGCCAACTTGTGGTACTTTTTATGATGATAGATTGTATACATGTGGTGGAAAATTAACGCCAAAAATAATAAATGGTTCAGGTGTCGGAGAATATGAAGATTTTTATTTAAATGTTGGTAATGATTCTGATGCTATCCAAACAACCCTTGATGGTGACGGGGATTCTATCATCAATGTTATTTCATCATCATCTATACAATTTTTTACAAATAAAGGTATATACTGTAACGAAGCACAAGTAATAACACCTAAAACAATATCATCTGTACGATTAGTTTCTGAAAAAGGAAGCACTTCAGCAGAACCTATTATGCTTGATAAACAAACATTATTTTGTAATGTTGGTGGTAAATCAGTTTCTTCTTTATATTTAAATGAATATTCTGCCTATAAAATATCAAATATATCATTTTACAGTTCACATTTAATTAAAAACCCTATATCTATGGCAGCATATGATAGCAATGATAAGATTGATACTAATATAGCATTTTTAGTTAATCCTGATGGTTCTATATCTATGTATCAAACACTCGCCGAACAAAATATTGAAGCATGGTCTAATATACAGCTATTAAATGGTGATAAATTTATACATGCACTATCATCTCGTGATAAAATGTTTTTCATTACAGAAAGAAATACTAATTTTTTTATTGAAGAATTTACTATAGATTATGCTTTAGATTGTATGGTTGATAATTTAACAGTTTCTAATGGTGAAGTTCAATTAGGTTCTGATTTTGAAAGTACAACTGTATCATTAATAGGTAAGGATGGCGTATCTAGTTATGGTGATTATACAACTGATGCAACTGGTACCTTTACAACTGATATTGATGATGCAATATTAAATAATTGTTTAGTTGGATATAAGTTTATATCTCAATTTATTACTAATCCTTTACATATTATTACACAAGCTGGCGATAACAGATATACTAAAAAGAAAGTATCAAAAGTTTATGTAGAATATTATAATTCTAATACATTTAAGATAAATGGTGTTCAAGTTCCAACGCAAAATTTAGCACCAACATCGGAATCAACACAATCAGAAGCAAACAATATATTAAGGTCTGATACATTTTCATTAGCTACAAATTCTGGATATACTCGTAATGCTACTGTTGAAATATTACAAGATATACCACTAAGATTTGAAATATTAGCTGTTGATGTGGATTGTTCACTTTAAGGAGATATTATGTTAGGTGTAATGGGTGGTATTTCCGCAGCTGCATCAATAGGCGGAGGGATAGTTTCAGGTATCAATTCATCTGAAGAAAATAATGCTAATCAAAAAGCATTAAATCTTCAACTTGAGCAAACAAAAGCTAAAAGTTATCAAGATACATTATTGCGTAATCAAAAAATTACTCAAATACAATCTACTGGTTTAGCTATGCAAGGAGCAAGTGGTATGACATTAAGTAGCGGAAGTTTTAATAATTTACAAGCTGCTAATTATCAAAAATTTGCTGAAGATTCTAAATTTTCAAATGAAAATCTTCAATTTGATGAAAATGAAATATATGAAAAAGAAGCAGCTAGTGAAAGACAATTTCATAATCAAATATTTAGTGATGCATTTAATACAATAGGTAAAGTTGCTAATTTATATAGTGCACCTGATTATGATAAGGTAATTTAGGAAATAATATGGAAGACTATCCAGTTTATAATACATCTGTTGCATTACAAGTTGGTAATGGAACATCACCTATGGCTGCTGCATATCAGCAAAGCGCTAATGTTTGGAATAACTTTGCACAAAAAACAATGGGTATTGCACAAAAAGAAGTTGATAATAATGCTGCAAAAGAAAGTGTAAAAGATGCACAATCACAAGGGCTTGGTTGGACTCCAAAATCTAATATGACTACTGCTGGACGAGCATATAATCAAGCAGGAAGAAACATTGCAATTAACCAGGGAACCTCACAAATTGTTGGAGGTATCAATAAGTTATTTTCTCAACAAATAACGGCTGCTCCAGGTCAAGATAATTTAAATAATTTTACACAAAATGCTAATCAATATTATGAGCAACAAATACAAAATGTTGATCCAAGCATTCAACCAAGTATTACAAGAGCATATAAAATGGCTCTATCTTCTGATTCTATGCAAATTGCAAAAAGGGAAGGAAGATATCAAGTAAGTAAATCAACTGCTGATCTTATGCAAAATGGTGATGAATTAGCAAATCAGGCTGCAAATTCAATGCGACAAGCAACTAGTTATACTGATCCAGTATTACAAAATGCTTATGGTAACCAATCGCATTCCCTTTTAACACAAGCAAAGGTTTCATATCAACAAGCTGGTGTTTTTAGTGGAAATTTTAATCAATCCACAAGCAAAATACATCAAGCAAATATTAACTTTTTAAATGCTACAGCACTTGGAAAACAAAATTCTATTTGGAATCTTTATAATAATGCTAATTCACCTGAAACAAAGGATTATTATGGAAATCAGTTAAAATCTATAAGTGAAAACTTTTTAGAATCACCTGGTATGAGACAAGCATTTGGCAGTGTCAGTCCTGAAAAAAATATGTCATCTAATGATATATATAGATTACAAAGAGAATTAAACAGAAATTCTTCAAGTTTTGGAACACAAGTAAAAGCTCAAAAAGCACAAGATGTTTTAGATGCTAATAATGCCATAACTGCATATGGAAATGGAAGCGCATACCCTACTAAAATTGTTGCAATGATGCAAACAAATCATCCAGAACTTGCACCACAATTTATGCAAAATTTAATGGCTGCTGGTTCTCAACACTCTTTGTACAATGAATACACAAATGGTAGGCCATTAAGTGATTTAAATACCTGGATAACTAAATATAGTAATCCAAATCAACCTTTAGTAATTGATGGTTTGGGTGCAGCTGCATCTGAAAAAGTAAAAACTAATTTATTATCTAGTTTTAAAACATTTGTAAAACAAGCAAAAAATGATCCTTATGAAGTATCTTCACAATCGCCAGAATTTACAAAATATTTGCGTACATCAATACCTAAATTACATTCAAATAACTCGCAAATATCTGATCTAGATTTACAAAACAATGTCCATAATGTAATGATAAATCCAATGAATATATTTACTAAACAACTTTCTAAACAAGGAAAAACTGCTATAAATAATATTTATAATTACTCAAATCAAATACAAAGTGCTAAGGGATTGCCAAACTCATTAGTAACAAATGCCAATGCATCATACATAGCAAGTCAAATTAATCAATTACCTGATGACCAAAAGTTACATGCTTTACAAACTGCAAGTATGAATCTTGGTACCCACTGGGGATTAATGCAGAAAAGTTTAATTAACACAAAGAAAATACCATATGGTGATTTTATTGCTATGAACTTAATGAATAATCCTAATGTAGGTACTACTGTTAATGATATGATGGATGGACAAGACTCATTACTTGCAAATAAAAATCAACATTGGAATAGTTTAAATATAACACAAGCAAAAGCAATGCAAGATGTTATGAGCGATCCTACATTAATAGCTGCAATGTCATCATTTAATCAATATCCTGGGAGCAAATCTAATCAAGCTATTGCTGGTATTACTAATGCGATAGCTAATGTAGCAAGTACTCGATTTTTAAAAAATGGTTCACAATGGGAATCAGGAAGCAATATTATATCTCAAGCATCAAAAGATGTAATTAATGGCTTATATCAAAATAGTGCTTCTGACGGAACTAGAGTACCATACACCGTTAAAACAAGTGATTCTGAAGGCAATATAACAAGGTCAAATATTTCATTAGAAACAGTAAATAACCTTAAAGATTACTATAAAAGACAAGCTTCAGAATATGCTGCATCTACTGGTGATGTATCATTACATCATAGTAAATGGATCAATACACCTGATGGATCAGGTTTAATGTTGATTGGATCAAATGGAAAACCATTTTACGCATTAAATGGAAAACCATATGGATTTACATTTGCACAATCAGTACATCCTGGTTTAATTCCAGGTTATAATGAATATCATAATGAATCATGGTTAAAACGATGGATATAGATAGCAACTCACCCATAACTACTTCTGATCAATCATTGAATATTAATAACAATGATAGTAGTAATGCACCTGTTGATAGCATAACTTATCCACAACCATCCCCAATATTACAGCCTGCATCAAGTCAAACAATACCTAGTGATGATATATTTTCAAATAACCAGGAAATACCGCAACCTGATGGTAAATTATATCCATTAAATCAAAGTACCACACCTGCTGAATCGGCATCATCTGAAATTATAAAAGGATCATTAGATTTAATAAATGCACCAAGATTATTAGAATTAGAAACAGGATTATTTCAAGGTAAAGAAGCTGAGCAGCAACAAATAAAAAATCAAAATGATTTAATGGATGTTGTTAATAAAAAAATAACTAATTTACCTGTTGATCAAAAATCATGGGCAACATCATGGGCACCTAAGATGTTTGGTGAAGCCGTTAGTCCTATATTAAATGCTGGTGTTGGATTAGCAGAACTTGGGGTAAGCTCTATATTGCCCGAAGCTACTGCTGCTTCTGAAGAATCTGCATTAACAGTTGCAAGTGTTGCAAAAAAAGCATTGAGATATGGGCTATCTGGTGTTGCTGCTGGTACAGTTATAGGATCAGTAAATCAAGCTATTAATGCTGGAACGCCACAAGAAAAGTCACTTCCTGATTTTATTACTAACTCATTAGAATGGGGTGCATATGGATTAGGTGAAGGTGTTGTGCGTGGAATATCTCCATTAGTAAAACCATATATTAATGATGCTATTAAAACAGTTAAAGGAAAATTTGTTAAAACTGATTTAGATAGCACAATAACACCACCTGTTTCACGTGAAACAGTTGCAGCTGCGCAAGATACAAATATAGTCAAATCAGTTAACGGTAAAGTTGCAGATTCAACTACATCTATACAAGCATCTTATAATGAAACAAAAGATGCATATCAAAATGAACAAAATGATTATGATAATCAAAATCAAGATTATCAAGACAATACTTTATCACCAAATGATAGATATGAAGCATCTATTTTAGCTCATAAAAACGCCAAGTTATCAAAAGAAAATGAAATAGAAGAAATAATTAATAATATTTCAAATGAATATAATAATGATGATAATAATATTAAAAGTGCTCTTTCTAATGTCCCATTAAATGATTTAATTAATGCAAGACAAAGTTTAAAATTATTAGATGGCTTATCAACTAACAAATATTCAAATTTATCAAATATAATAAATAATATTGATTCAGTTATACCAACATCTGGTGTTGCTAGAAAAATAAACTATCTCAAAAATAAAGATTATTTAAATGATGAAGATAAGGAATATATAAGATCTTCTTATAGTCCTAATTTTGAATTAAATGAGATGGAAAAATCTAATGATTTATCTGATAAAAATATTGAAAAATATGAATTAAGAAAAAAAGGTTTAAATGATCTAATTATCAATAATAATAAAAATTCAATGCATGATCATATAAATAATTTAAACAATCATGTAAAAAATTTAGATGATATTAATACAGATTTAAGACAAGTTGTAGCAAATCATAATTTATCCTCTAGTGATAAATTTAATGTTCAATCAGCAGCAGAAAAAGATTATTCTGATATTACTAATCCAAATCAAGATATGGTTCATGATCATGATATGTCTATGCAAGATATGGCAGCTAAAAAAACCCCATATCAAAATCATATATCAACGATTAATGAATTAGATGATCAAGTTTCTAAATATAAAGAAAGCGGTTATTTACTTCCTGAAGAAGAAGAAATAATAAAACAAGTTGACGAAGAAAATAATCATGATGGTATTGGTAAAATTTTCCAACAAGGTATTAACTGTATTTTTGAAAATAGGTAAATTATGTCTAAATGTGCTGATAAAATATACAAAAACATAAAAGAATCAAATGATTCAGATGTTAAACGTTTAGCTAAAGGTGTTACTAAAAAAAACATTGAAAAAATGCTATTAGATTTGAAAAATAATGCAGATACTATTTTTCAAACTGGCGGTGCATCATCACCAAAAGAAGCATTAGATAAGGCATATGAAAAAAAATTAGAGGAAGTTAAATTAGCAGCTGAAAATAATAAAAAAAATATTAGAGAACATATTATAGCCAAAGCTAAACAACGAGAAGCTGCTGAAGCTGCTAATGGTGATATAAACAAAGTTGAAGGAATATGGGTATCAGGTAAAGGATTCAAAGGAACAGGTGTACGTACAGGAACTCAAGATTCTATAACAGCTTGGCAATCTAAATTATTACATTCTAAAGGAGCTATCACACCTGAGCTAGAAAAAAATGATCTATTAAAGTACCTTGGAAGATCATTAAAAGATAATCTATCTGGATTGGTTGGTTTATCACGATCAGATACATTAGCATTTCAATATGAAGTAGCTAATCAAAACTTAAGAAATGAATTTGATGATACACTTGCTGGAAAAGCTGCAAAAATATTTAATCAACAAAATAAATATGTCCGTGAAATATTAAATAATAACGGAATAAATATTAATGATTTAGAAACAAGAGTAACGGCACAATATAATAATCCAACTAAAATGTTAAGGCCTTCTGGATTTCATAAAGAAATGATGAAAAGAATGAATATACCTAATTCTACTTTAGGTAGAGCAAAATATATTAATGAAAAACTAAAAATGGGTTCTGTTGAGCTTGATAAAATGCAAAGAGATGTGGCATTTGAAATGTGGTATAAATATAGAAGGCCTCAATTAGATGATGCAAAAACATTTTCAGATTTAGATACAAGTAATGAAGATAATATAAAAAAGAAAATGCGCGAAGATTTTGATGAAATGACTAAACCACCTAAAGCAGAAGATAAATTAAAGCCTGAACCTGTAACAAATCCTTCTATATGGAACCAAATGGAAAATAGGCATAGAAAGTATATAGCTAAAGATGGAAAAAGCTTTGTTGACTATTCTATAAAATATGGAGCAGGTGATTTATTAGAAAATGTTGAAAGAGAAACACATACATTAGCTCATGCATTAGCATTAACTGAATCATGGGGCCCTAAACCTATTCAGGCATATAAAGAATTAAGAGATGAAATGTTCGGTGATAGAACTGACTCAAATAGTTTAAATAGAATAAAAAGAATGAATACAATGATGTCATATTTAGGTGGTGAAATACGACCAGATTCTGATCATATGTTAGGAAGATATGTAAGGTCTATACTTACTTGGAATGTACTAAAATCATTAGGTTCTGTTACATTTAAATCCTTACCTGATATGGTTTTAAATTGGAGACAACTCGATAGTTGGGGTACAGGTTTTAAATCTAAAACTATAGGTATAGCAAAAGGATTTACAAAAGGTAAAAGTGATAGTGATTTAGAAGAGTTATATAGCTCACTTGGTGTTATGTCTAAGCATATGATTGGCAATAGACATGTAGTTGATCCAAGATCATTTAGAGGTATTGGGTCTAAGTATGAAGCTGCAATGATGCAAATGAATATGCTTCCTAGATGGGATCAAACAAGGAAAAGAACTGCATTTGCTGGTTTATCACATTACTTAGCAAAATATTCTGATACAAAATTTGATAATTTACCCGATAAATTAAAAAGAAAATTTGATTTATATGCATTAAAACCTGAACAATGGGATGCATGGAGAAAAGGTGCATATAAAATAGATGGAGTAAAATATTTAAGCCCACATCATGTATTAGATGCGAGTGATGAAGATATTACAAGCGCAATGGGAAATGGAAAAAATAAAGATCAGTTAAGAGATGCATTATATAGGAAATTATCTGGTATGTTCCATGGTGAATATAAATATGTAGTTCCAGGAAATGATTTATATGCACGATCGCAGCGTGCTTTCAATTTACAAACAAATTGGGGTCAAGCTTTAAACTTAATTATGCAATTTAAATCATATGCAATTGGTTATGTAAAAGATGTTTTAGGTCGTGATATATATGAATCTAAATCAAAAAAACATGCCATGTTAAATTTAGCATCAACTATTACATCTACAATGGCAATTTCATTAGTTGGAACAATGGCTACTAATGCATTATTAAAAAATAGAAAAACACACCTTGATATATTTAGCAATAATAAATATATACGTGAAAATGCTGATGAAAATTGGATTGAAGCAGCTAAATCAGCATTAGGAATATTTTCAGATGGTGTTAGTGCATTTTCAAATCCAACTTTAAGTAGCGTTTCATCTTTACTTGGCCCTACAGCTACCAATACAGTAAATGCTGGTTTATTCTATCATGAGCAAGAAAAACATTTTAGTGATTGGTGGCATAATAAAAGATCAAGACAAAAGAAAAGTTCAGCATTATTAACTGAACAAGCTGTTGCAAACAATATGCCTTTCCATAATACACCTATCGTATCTGCTATCATGAACCACCTTGTTAGTAAATATATAATGGATTTTATACAACCACATAGTTATGAGCAACAACGCAATAACTTAAAAAATAAACATGGTATTACACCATTATTTGGAGATTAAACTATGCCTTTACCTAGCGAAACACATTATTATACAATTACTGGCGATGGTAATACGACAACATATACAATACCTCAAGAAATTATTTCTAGTGATGATATTAAAATATATAACCAAGGAACACTTGTTACAAATTGGACTTTGGCTATATCATCTGATACTGAATATGTTTTAACATTTTCTGCTGCAATTGTTAGTGGCGTTGTCTATACTATAGTAAGAAATTCTATTGCAAGAAATCCAAATTTACTACCTATTGGGTCACCATTAACATCACAAGATATTAACAGAAAATTCAATGAATCATATTTAAATAGATTAGATTCAAATTATAAATTTAATAATTTTTCACATAGTTATTATTCATATACTAATTCATCTTTACCTACAAGTGGAATGCTTAATTTTCCACTACCTCTTGGTCAACCTTCTGGTGAATATTCAGTATTTGGATGGAATGGTATAGCATGGGAAAGTATTCCATTAACTGATGGTAATTTAGAAGTAAGATTAGCTAGCACAAGTGATCCACAAGGTGCATCTTTGATTGGTTATAATAATGGTGCAGCTACAACAGTAAAGGCACAGTTAGATTTATTAATACAGCTTCTACAAGTATCTACAAGTATAAGTACAGGTGGGGCAACACATATTGAAGCATGGCTTGATGGAGCTGCAAATAGCTTACAAGGCATAATTGATATCTATACAAATACAGCTGCAACTAGCTCTACAGCATCAGGAGCTGCTAATATTACATATTGGAATGGTGCTGCTTCTACAAGCGTTCAAGCACAAGTTGATATTAATAAAACAGATATTTTAGCATTTGGTGCTGCTGCAACATCTTCTATCGCATCTGGTGCTTATAAAATTTCATTATGGAATCTTGGATCAAATACTGATATTCAAACATGGGTTGATAGTTTGTTTGCTGCTGCTACAGCTACTAATACTGGTGCCGCAATGAATATGTTTGTATGGGATAGTTCAGATGGTGGGAATTCTCTTAGCATTGGCGTTGCTATAACTCAATTATATGGTACGCCATCTGCATCTAATACAGAATTAGGTGCTGGTTGGGTTAATTACTGGAATGGTACAGCTAGTGTAACTGTTAAATCTAAATTAGATAATTCACGAGAATACCGAATAGGTGATTTTATGGCTGGTGTGCCAACTGAACCTTATCCATCTGGATCATGGCTACAGTGTAATGCTACTCATTCTATAGGATCAGATTCATCAGGTGCAACACATGCAAGTAATGATTATGAAGCGCTCTATATATATATCAGAGAAAATTATTTAGGTGAAACAAATACAGCAGCATCTGCTGCATGGACTGCAAATACACCTATAACACCATCTACACTAGCAAGTAATCAAGTACCAGGTTCAAATGCTTGGAGGTATGCTTGATAAATAAGAATCAACTTATAGCCTATGTCATCATGCCTACATTGCAAGAGTTAGGCATGTATAGTATGAGTGCACAGAATTTATTGCTATATAATTCTGCCACTGAAAGTAACCTAGGTACATATATCAAACAAAATCCTGGGCCTGCTCTTGGTATATGGCAGCATGAGCCTCGTACTTATCATGATGATTACGAACAATTTTTAGATCAGAAAAAATATGAGCTATTAAAAAAACAAGTATGGGCTATTTGCGGTTATGATAGAAAACCACCTATAGAAGCTTTAATATGGAATTTAAAGTATGCCTGTGCAATGGCTCGTATACATTATGCAAGATTCCCAGAACCTTTGCCTGATGCTGATGATTTTGATGGATTAGTTAGTTACTATTATAAGTACTGGGGGCCAAATCCTGAGCACACAACAATTGGAAAAGCTAAAGATCGTATAGAAAAGATATTATTTTAAGGAAGAAATATGTTTAAATCAATTATAAAAAAAGTATTGCCATTTATTGGAGGCGCTATAGGTGGCCCAATAGGTGCTGTAGCAACAAAAGCTGTCGCATCAATATTATTACCAGATAAAGAAAATCCTACTGAGGATGAACTTGCTAATGCCTATGCTAATGCTACTCCTGTGCAGCTTGAAAAAATAAAAAGTGTTGTATCATTAGCTCAGATCGAAGCAGATGATCGGAAAAATGCTAGAGATAGGCAGTTAAAAACTAATGATTCTACACCTAGAAATGTTACCTATATATTTTGCATAGCATTTATTTTTAAATTATTTATGCCATATGTTATGCCAAATGCACATATAGATGCTAATCTAACTGATGTATTATGCGATGGTCTTATGCTTTGTATTGGTTTTTTTGTTGGATCAAGGAATAATAAGTAGAGCCTGACGCGCCATATCCCTCTAGGTCATTGATGCAATCGAAAGTAGCCTCTAACTAGAAGCACGCGCCTAGGACGTTACCTACAATTTATTATAACATAAAGGATAAATAATGGAATATTTAGAAATAATAGGATCATTTATAATATCAATAGTAGTAATATACATTTTAATAAGTATAATTTTTAAAAAATAAGAGGTTAATTATGGATAATTTTGTAAGTAATGATTTAGAAATCATTTGGAATTTCAACGGAAATCCAGTTAGGTTAAGACATACCTATGATCCTGTTAAAAGCGAACTTACCGTTTGGTATTATGACCTTAAAACAGGAAAAACCATGAAAGGTGAATTTGTTGGATTTCCACCAGCATTATAAATCTACATTATTCTTAGTTATATTTGGTTCATCTTTCATCACTAAAAGGTGAGCCTCCTCCAAATTTAATTACAATTAATCTTTCATTATTTTCAATATCTATAATATTATCCCACCCACCATTTTGATCCATAACAATAATAATTTGTTCATCATCAAATATATTTAGTTTTTTTATTAATTCTTTTTTAGTCAATTTATTAGTTCCCACGGTAGACTAATTATAAATCTACATTAAATCTAATCCTAACTTGATGTTTAAAATCATCAATTGTATTAGATAGTTTATCTATATGATTTTTGTATTTAGATAGCTCATCATTAAAAAAATCAACTATCATTTGCATTTTATTTTCCATATCTTGCATGCGATTATCAAATACAGCAATAGTATCTTGTTGCATTTTGTATAATTCTTCTTTAGTTGGCACTTTTTCTTTAGTGGCCTTTTCTTTATTTAGTTTATCATTCATTATTTGTTCCCTAACTCTCTAGCAATTCTATATTTTTCTTGCATTACTAATTTTGCTGCATCTTTTTCTGGACCATAAGGCAAAGAATTATACCTTTTGTGTGCGTCATATGCTTCCTGATCTGGGTTGCTAGATGCTGTTTTTTGTATTGATTGAGGTGCATTGCTTGGTAATGATTTTTTAACAAGCCAGTTAAATGCTTCAATTTCTGATTTTTCAGTTATACCTTTTAAATAACTGTTCAAGCCATCTTCTGGTGCATCACCAAAATTTAAAGCCATTTCTTTGCATTGTTTAAATTCTTCGATAAGCTCAGGACTCATGCTAGCGATAACTTCATCATTATGCTTTTGTATTGCATTTGTTATATATTCTTCCTGCTGTTTAATAGCGTTACTTTCATATTTAGCAAATAGATTCATATTTTCATTGAATGCTTTTTGAGACATGCCTTGACTACGTGCAAGTTCTGACATATCTTTAAATGCTTGTGTTTCAGTGTCTAACTTATAGTCAGAATCTTTAAAACTATCATCTAGTTCTATTTTATAATCACCTTCTGGTGCACCTGTAAAACCTTTGTATTTTTTATCGTATTGTGATTTTAAAGGATTATATCCTTTTGCTTGATCAAACATCGTTGGGAATGTTTTATCATTAAACCAATCTGGTTTTTCGCCGGTACCTCGTACACCTTCAGAGATATACCAAACATTTTCTTCGCTGGGAGTTTCTGTGCTTGTTGTGCTTGTTGTACTTGCTTGGGATGTATCTGTTGATGAAACTGGTACTGTTTCAGTTGGTGTTGTTGCTGCACTTGTTTGTTCAATCGCTGATGAACCACTATCTATAATATTATCATCCATTATTACTTAACCTCTTTTTTGTATATTCTCTGTACGCATCTACTAAAAATATTTGCTCTCTGATCCGGTCATCAAATCCGGCATTATAATGTTGCTGTGCATCGGTATATGTACTGCGACTATATGAGTTTAACTGCTGCAAAGCAATACGCATTGAATCTAAATATTTTTTTCCATCTTCGCATTTATGAAAAGCCATATATAATTGTCTGGCTCGCTCTTTGATTCCTTCATTTTCAAATTCTATTGTTGTTCTCCTTGTTGCATAGGTTGTACTTGCTGTTGTTGTGGTTGTTGATTTTGTTGTTGCTGCGCCTGTTGTTGTTGCTGCACTTGTTGTTGCTGAGCTTGCTTAAACTTAATACGTGCAGTCATTGTACGCATAACTTTTTTCGATACGTTGTTTTGATCTGTTATATAGTCTATTAAATCATCTTCGCTATAAATATAGGTTGCTAATTCCGGCTGGATAACTGATCCATTGTATATAGTTTGTACTTGCTGTGTAGCAGTAATAATATTATTAATTTTATTTTGCTTTGCAGCTCTAGCAATCGGGCTTAAATATTCGAACTCTACTAAGTCACCTAATTCCTCCGATACAGCACCTAATCTATACATATATGACCATGTTAATTTAACAAACTGTTCAACTAATTCGCTACCAAGCCTAGAAAAGGTTGATCTTAGTTGTGCTGTCATAGAATCATCTTGTATTTTTGTATAGGTTGCAGTTTGACGCGGATCGCCTGCTGATGGGTCACCAGTTGGATTGATAAACAAACCCTGCTTGATTTGATTAATACATTTTTCTTGTACCTGCATCATATCACCAGATTCAGCTTTGATTTGCATTTGGCTTAGTGCATTTTGTGGTGCACTTGGTTTCATTTGTATAACTGAACCTGTCTCAACTGTTGCAGTAAAGTTGTTTGTCATATTAGCAACACGTGATAAAAATACAGGTCTAGCATTCCAGTTTGCAGCACCTAGTATAATTTTACCTGCTTTATTAAGTGTAGATATGGTTGGCATCATGTCATACATTTTGCCTCTACCAAACATTTCACCGCTATACACTTTAGGTCTAAATACAATAAATTGGCTTAGCTCTTGTTCTTCGCATAATAAAAACTTATCTGCTTTGTATTGTTTAACACAGTAGTTATATTTCATTTTTTTATTATCACTGCTTGGATAATATACTGTGCCTTCTTCAATATGTATTAATTTGTTTGAGTCATTGTCTATAATGTCTTGCAAATCTTGATCTATTTCTATGTTTGGCCACGTTTGTTTGAGCAAACCAGCTTTAACGTGATGCGTGCTGAAAACATCTTGTATTGTATGATGCTTACCCTCGCCTACTGATATTTGATGCAATGGTATTGACGATACCGTGTAAGGTTCGCTGGCATCATCTGTAATGTTAACTAATAAAATACCAGTTGATATGATCATCTCGCGTATACTTTGCACAGCAGCAGCCTGGAAATTAGATTTAGTGTTTTTTGTATACTCTAAATATTCTTCAGACCATTCAGAGCACATTTGTTCTAGCTCATCTTTGCTTGGAATTGGTCGTTCATTACCTTTTTGTCTTTTGCATTTACCTTTTAGAAACTTTTTAGATGGCTTGAATTTTACAAACTCTTTATCACCGAATAACATTTCCATCAGTTTATTAACGTGGATATCTAATGATGTTACTGGTGTATCATCATATATTTTTAATGTTTTGCTTTGTCCTGGTGTAGTCTCTTGGTTGTTAAAATTTGCTCTATTTGGCATCACAAGATCATAGCATTTTTGTAATTCGGACTGCCATTCCTTGCTTGCTTTGTCTGCAAATTCTTTACGCTTATCAAAATCAATTACTGGTATCATGAGCTATCCTACTGTGTTGCTGCCACCGTTAAAACCACCGCCGCCCTGTGCTCTTTGCTCAGATTGTATTTGCTGCTGTTCAACATTGGTATTAGATGCAGCAGCTTGTTTTCTGAGCTGCTCTGTTAAGTCCTCTTGTTCTTCATCAAAAGCTTTGTTTGGGTCATCGTCGCCCATAATAGACACCTCCTTAAAATTATATTTGTTAATAAGTAATTTATACAAACTATACGGAGTCCATATAAACGTTTTTTTTATCCCCAATAGTCTTTTAACCAACGTAGCACAGTTAAAAGGCTCAAAAGTAATCGGTTTAATAGCTGATAAAGGATGTATTGCCCTTGTTTTACCAAATATCACACAACCATTATTATCTAAATAACCTTGTATTAGTTTTTTTGCATCCTCAAAGCTATATATGTTGATAACTATTTTGTTAAATGCAAAACTTATTACGACAGCTTGGCTTTTGCTAGCTGCATCTAGGTACATTGCACAACAATGATGGTAATTATCTTTCATCACAGCGTGGCAAGCGCTTAATCCAGAACTCCTAAAGAGGACATATGCTCCCTCCGCTCTTGATCTGTTGCATAAACGAATCTTTCGTCGTCTGCGATCTCGAAATTTGATCGCATTAGTACATATATCTTTGATGGTTTTACGCTTAGTTTTGATATTTGGTCTCTTAAGTCTTGCTCGTTGATTGCATCAATACAAATAGCATCAACACATTTATCAGCATCAATTTTCCGTTTAATTTTATTAAGTTGTCGCCGCATTAATCCTCTTTAAGTAGGCGATATGCTAACGATCTAGTGGCTTTTTTGTCATTCATGATTTTTTTAACAGCTGGTATTTTGGTATCACCACTTGATGCTTTGATCATTTTGTTTAATCTTTTGATGTTAAAGCTTTGTTTGATACGATTTTGCATGATAACTCCTATTTAGTTAGCTTTTTGCTGCTCTCTCAGTATGGCTAATTCTTCTTTGACCTTTTCAACTTCTTCAATTGTATATGCTTTGCTCAATAGATCCATCATATCAACACCTTGTTTTGGTGATATATCCTGGTTAGCCACGGCATTTGTAACTGCTTTTATGTTTGTTTCCATGTCATTATTAGCGCCAAATCCAGGGATATTGATTTTTGCATCATCTGCTTCGGCGTGCATACGCTTATACCCATCGATAAATGCGATGTATTGAAATGTTGGATCATTTAAGTTGTTAATCCTAAAATCATCCCACCAAGCCTTGCTTTGGTTCTTCCCTTTTTTAAACACGTCCATAAAATTGTACTTTGGGTCGTCTTTCCAGTTATGCAAAGTTTGCCTGCAAACACCTAATTCAGCGGCAACTTGTGCAACTCCCTTGCCTGCACACCACAAAGCATAAGCTTCCATAGCTAAATCTTGACTATATTTTGTTGGCCTGCCTAATTTTTTTGCTGATCTGATAAATCTATTGCGAGCTTTTGGGCAATCTATTTTTGCAGCTAATCTTTTGATTGTCTTATCATCTGTATCACTATAATCAATCATGCTTTTTCTCATTTTTGTGCATATTTTGATTATATGTCTATATATATAGAGAGTCAATTAATTATAATTTATACTTGACGTTAACGTTAACAGTTGATATAGTTATCACATGCCGGATAACTGGCACAATAAAACGGAGATAATATAATGATAAATGACTACCCAAACTTAATACATGATAAAATAACTCATGATATGGATGATAAATTCCGAAAATATGTTCGTATTGTTAAAAAAAAATATAATAACGGTCAAGTTATGTATATAGGAAAGGAAAGAATACTATCTATGCCAGATTTATATCGAAATGATTTGAACATAATAGGTCATGAAACAGATGATCCATTTATTAGGATTGGAGCACATTATAATTATTTTAGGAATGGCAAGGTACAAAGTATTATTAAATATAATGATTGTGGTAATATTATTTATAGCAAGCGATTTGACAGTAACGGAACATTAATGCGAGAAGCATTATACAATAGTAAAGGTCAATGCGTAGAAGCCTGTGAAAATGGCAGACATGGGAAAAGTGGTTATTTAGATGATGTGGTACGATAATATGGATAATAAAACCAGTAAATCTAGCCTAAAAAGAGTTATGGCATATCACGACAAACAAAAACTACTAAACCGTGTTCGTCGTGATGTATGGGCAACTACCGATGAGCATGATCAGATAAAATCAATGCTAAAAAAAATAAGAGGCCTTACTTAGGTCTCTTATTCTATTAAGTCCTCAAGGATTATATTATGATCCTCTATACAATCATTAATAGCATCCATTAATGGGTGATAGTCGTAATCAGTATGTTTAAACTTACGCCAGACGTTGTTTTGTATCTCAAACAAGCAGCTAGCCATATCAAATGATTTATAAATGCACTTTCTTTTTGCGCTATAATCTACATAATTCCAAATTTTGGCGCTATAATCTGCATAACTCCAAATATCTGTTTGAGAAAATATATCTTCCGCTACTATAACAGATCCAGGTGTTACTCTAGCATTCTCTACTTTAACCCTATTACATTTAGAGAATTTTTTGTATATCCAACAAAATAACTTACTCAAAATTACCTCTTCTTATATGTGTTAATCTATCTTCTGCTTGACTCATATTGGATATATTATTATTTTGTCTATAACTTTTTATCCATTTTTTAGCTGCATACCATATCTTAACTCGATACCTAAACTTAAATATTAAATAATTTTGTTTATACTCGATATCAAAACATGAAGTAATATATATTGGATCATCATTATCAAAACTTATAATAAAATCTTCAAAAATCAAATAATCAAAGTATGACCATTTATATTTTATTTTTTCTGGGTTGTTTTTAATATACCCAACAATTTTATCACATAGTTCTTTTTGTTTGTTCATATTTTATCCCATATATTCATCAACAGTATCAACTGCTTGTTCGTAGCTATAGCAAACTGCCTTATCATAATACATACCTAGATAATTAATAACATCTTTTTGCTTTTGGCTAACCTTTCCTCTAGGTGATTTCATCTCGATAAACAAACCACGTTTATCATGCTTACCAGGATGCGCAATAAATAGATCAGGAACACCAGCAACTAGCCCCATCTTTTTCATTTTAGCGCCATATATTTTGCCTTTAATTCCTGATATACCCTGGTTCGGAATATGAAACATGATAGCTTGTGGATATCTACGTTTAAAATAAGATACTAATTGCATTTGGTACTGATCTTCTAATTTAATCAACTAATCCTCCATTTTCATCACATAACCGCACTTGTTTTGACAAGCAGGCGAAACACAAAACGTTCTATCTCTATAGCACATCATTTTCTAAACCTTAGTATTCCAATTAAACTCATAAACCCACTTCACAATCTGTCTAACAAATCCATACCCAGTACAAAAGCCTTCCTTATTATCAATATGATACTTTGGGTTATACATTTTCATTCACGCTCATAAACATTTAACACATAGATCTATAAATCACTTGTTTTGCAGGGTTTTTAGATGGTATCTAATTTTAAACATTTAACACCATTATTCATTACAACCCCTTAGGATAGTGTTTGTTTGCCCATTGGATATTATCAAATTCAAAATAATAGAATATAACTCCATTGATCTTTTTAGTTGATATAGGTATTTGAGTACCAGTAAACTTGCTCATATCTCCAACAAAAACAGATTCATGTTCAGCGCCTATTGCTTTAGGTAGTTTATTAAGATATTGATCTACAGTTAGAAGACCATCATTTTTATCTGATAATTTATATACTATATCCTTTAACATTTTTATATACTCATCATTATTCATCACAGACCTTCAGATAGTGTTTGTTTACCCATAGATCAATAATATCCATAAATTTAGCTTGATCTACACAACTTAGCCTTTTGAATTTTTCCCACATCACTTGTTTGTTCGTAAAAGTTTCTGAATCGTTTTTTAAAAAATATTCAATTGGTATAGAACTGTGAAAAGCAATTAATTCTAGTTTAGAAATACTCAAGTTATTACAATTTCCATTTTTTAAATTAGACAGATAACTTTTACTTATACCAGTTTTTTTTGAAAATTCACATAAACTCATACCTGTGGATTCTATGCTATTTTTTATCTTTTTGCTTAAATCCATTCTATAACCCCTCCGGATAATGTTTGTTTGCCCATTCAACTGCTTTTATAGAGCTTTCTTTGGTCATATAAATAGTTAACGGATTAAAATCATTTGTTAAGCCAATTTGCCAACCAAGCTTGAATGAATATTTAATAAAATGATTAATGTGCATTAGTGAATATTCATACCCATCTGAAAACTCCATCATCTTATTTTCAAAGATACCTATGCGCTTACGTCTATCTACCATGCGTTGGGCTGCTTCTTTGGTTTTGAAGACGTTGCCAATCCTAATATTAATATCTGTTATAGATAAATTTTTTGTTTTAAAAAATTTATATTCAGAGATAATTCCGTTAGAATAGCTCCAATATCCCTGTCTATGTTTAGGTATCCATATAGGGCCTTTATTTTCATTTTCTGCAACAACTCCTTGTATAAGCTCTTGGTCAGCTTCACTGTAGTTGTCTAAATCAATCGTTAGTTTTGTCATTATTTTTCCCTCACTTTAGACATTAAATGTCTAACCTAGACATTATATAGACTTAATGTCTAAGTTAAATTACCCATGAACCTAGTAATCCAACACTCCACTTTAAAAATTGTCCCTTTTGGCCAGTGTCATTAATCATAAATTTACTTTTTTATAATACTCATCTTTGGTATATTGTATATTATCTATGCAATATCTTCTACCTACTAAATCTGAGCAGTTATTGCAGTCTATGCAGCCTATGCAGTTATTGCAGTTCGTATTATTTTTTAATATCATTATATTATCTCCAAACTTGTGTTATTGCATCTTTACAGCATATGTGAACAATGCTTCCTACCTCGTAAGGGCTTAAATCTATATCTTCTAACAAAGTATCTATCTTTGTTATATGGTAATGCTTACATGTTGAATAATGTTTTATCAATTCTTGTAATTGTTCTTCCATATTTTTTATAGAATGCCTGATTTGAAATATAATAATTAAAAATGCACCCCGCTATGAAAATATGATAAAAGTTCATGTACTATAAAAAATGCAGGGTGCATATACATTATGCTGTACATATTAACACGTGTCAAGTACAATAGTATTTTATTAATAGCAATGACAAGGAAAACAATGGATTGCAATTGCAAAAAGTATCAGAAATCATTAACACATGTATCTAATGAGCTGAAGAATATTAAAAGATTTATGACTATATCATGGTTGCCTGGTATTCTTTCCCAGTTTAACAATGAGGATTTAATATTATTAATATCTCACGTTGAGCAACTAGAGATACAACTTGAATCATTAGATAATCTAGTTACTGCTATTAACCATTCAATTAAAATAACTAACCATTAATTTTGTTACTACTAATAAATTTAAAATTAGTAGTTAATTAGTAATAAGAAAGGAAAACATTATGACCTTCGAAGAGATAACCAGATTCATTAGTGACTATGAAAAAGACTCAAAAGAAAACTACAAAGCGCTTATGGACTTGCTACATAAAATATTGCGTGAGAATGATATTGAACCTATAACACATAATGATCTAAATGATTTAGAGATGGATATTAATACTTCTATTAGCAATATTAATGCTAATATATTATATGTATTTAGTTGTTTGCTTAAAAATAATTATCCATGAAGTTAGATTGAGGTTAAGCAGGCAATACTCACCCAAAGGGCCTATATTAAAGGCTCTTTAGTGATTGCCTATTATCCACAGAAGCCGAGACATCGGAATGACAGGGGTAGCCTAGAATATATCAACACTACTTCGATTGATTACGATATATATACCGCCATCCCGTG